GTGTGACTAAAGGCCATTCAGATTAACTCCTCGATTGCCATGTCCATTGAGAACTGGCCGGTTGTTTCTGCCGTGAGTGGTTGGAGATCGGAGAGCCGCCCATAGCAACTCTGCCGCATCCGGTGCGTCGTATCGTCGACATCGATTGCCATCAGGACGTCGCCAGACAGCCCTTTCAGGCGCTGGATTTCATTTGCCTCGGTGAATGCCTCGTCTTCGTCCATGTAGTGGAAGCGGAAGCCAAACCGGCGGCGCTTGGGCACCGTGTCCACATAGATTTGACCGCCCCGGCTCATCACGGATCGACTGTTGTCGATAAAGCTAGTTTGCAGCCCATAGGCGACGTTATTCGTCGGTGTGAACGCGGCGGCGACATAGGCGCGACCGAACTCCACATAGTTGTCGGGGTTAGAGGTGTCGCTGATGCTGATTTTGATGTACTGGGCCAGAACTGGCGTAGCGGAATAATAAAAAGCAATCGGGCGGAACGTCGCCAGGACCGCATTACTCGGCTTGCCGCCCCAAGTGAACTCGCCCCACTGCAATTCACCGAACGCCTCGGTGGCGTCCACCACATCGACCGCGCCAGTGTCTACCAGATTGGTGGTATAGCCGCTGTCATTGCCGATCTGAATTTGCCACGTCGCGGCGTTCGATAGGTTGTGGTGGATCAGCGATACCACGTTGATCGATTTCCGCGCACCCAGGTTGATGGTCAGGATAGTCGACGCTTCAGCGTCGTTCGTCGTCCGCGCCACGGTCGATGGCTGCTGCTTCTGTAAATTGGCCAGCGGTAGGGTGCTTTCCCACGACCCACCCGCCAGCGTCGCGCTGTCGAAGAAATTGTCGTAGGCAACGAATAAGTCAGCCATCAGCCCCACAACTCCAAATCAATCTCATTGTTCGCCGCATCCTCGATTAAGCCGATGACGCGGAATTTCTTCCCGCTAGATAGGTTGTAACGAGCGAAAGTGATCTCCACCGTATCGTTCAGTTCCAGGGTAAAAGGCTGGGTCTTCAGCTTCACTTTGTAGAAATCACGATCAGCGCCGTAGAGGGTTTGCAACCTCGCCGCCTCCGTCGCTGCATTAGCCGCCGTGGTTAGTAGTGTCTCCACCTCCAGCGTCGGGGCTTCTGGGTGAACCGTCAGCACGCTCGATGCGGTATTCGTCTCGGTCCGGTACTGGTTTTCGATAAAGGTCCGACGCGACGCCGTGGTCGAGGTGGAGACCCTGTCGGACCGCTGCACCGTAAAGTTTCGCGTATGTTCGATGACTGTCCGATACGGCGGGATTGCCGTCGCCCGTCGTTCCAGTTCAATTATCTCGATGGCCGTAAACGCAGCATCCGCAGAAGATGCCGGAGCCTCAACCCGTCCGACTTGGAAATCGCCATCCCGTTTGAAGCCGTAGAAAGCGCCAACGGAATTAGCGATAGCGTCCAACAACCGCTGCATCTTGGTCGAGCGGTCGACGTAGAGACCCACCGCATTGCTGTTGGCGGTATTCAGCGCCGTAAAACTGGCCGTATCCAAATCACCGGGGTCTGTCAGGCCGCCGTAGGTGGTCACCAACAGCCGGATGATTTGGTCCGCTGTTGATTTGTAGCTGCCGCTTGGTTTGGCCCCCTGAACATCGGCAGTAATCGTGCCCGTCGAGACGCTATCGAGCGTAAAGCGTCCGTTTGTCAGATCGTTCGTATAGTCCGCCGTGGCGACCACGACGCCATTGTCATAGACCGCATCGACGGCCTCTATCTGGCCGTCGTGAACTTGGTAGATTGCGTTGGCGACGTCCACCCGAACTGGCGTGATATTGTTGACCTTTCCGAACGTCAGAGGCTTAGGTTTGCCCTTCAGATCGTCGCCGCCCTCGGTGCCCCCTGATCCGGCATACAGCGTGCCCTGGACCGGCGTCTCGAATAGCAGTTGCTTGTCCCGTAGGCGGACGCTGACGGTCCTATCGTCAAATTCTATACTGTCGGCAGTGCCCGTGAAGATGGTCGTGTAGTCGCTATAAGCGTCCGTCTCGCTGCCTATCTTGACGACCACCGAACGGCCGTCGAAGGCGTAGCCAGCCATTGTATCCAGGCCCGCATCCGCATTGCCCAGCACCAATTGACCGAAGTTCGTTCTGGATGCGCCACCGATCTTGCCCGACCGGAACATCGAGCGCTGAAAGTTAATCGGTTCAACAATCCTGGCTTCGTAAAGCGTCTTGGCAGGGCTATCACCCGATCCAGTTACCAGACCATGATCGCTGACTCGGACGGTCGTTGTCGCCGTTCCTGCTATATCATAGGCCCCAATTTCGGCAAGGTAGCGCTTGGCCGAATAAGGATCGGCAACTAGATCAGCAAGTGCCATGATCAGGCCCTCGCGCCAGCCAACTCACCGCCAGATAGCGCCCGACCAAACTGACGCCGTAAGGCACTCATCTCGTCGCGCACTTCATGCACAGCGTCGACAATCTGTGATGCATTCATGGTGGGCGATACGCTGCCAGCCCGACCGGGGGTGAATACCTCTGGCCCTCGTTCACCGACCAGATAGGGGTGCCCGCCCTGGACCGGGCCACCCGTAGCGCGGCGGTCTAGGTATGGCGTCGCTTGCGCCACCACTGTGTTGAACGCGGAACCAATAGCCTTAGCAAAAGGCTGGCCGTTATCGGCCAAAACTCCGAATGCAGCCTGCTGACGGTTATCCTCGACGCCACCGGTCAGGGCCTGAGAAACCGCATTGCTTGCAAGTTTAGATACCTGACCACCGACCAGGGACTGTGCTACGGCGCTGGGCGAGAACTGGCCGCCTAAGATGCCCTTGGCAAAACTGTTTGATATCCCATGCGAAATTCCTTGTGCGGCTGCACTTATGCCGCCCGTCGCCGAGCCAAATAAACTGGCGGATGTAGCCAGTCCTTGGGCGCTCATCACCCCACCAAAAGCGGTTGCGGCAGATGCTGCGGACATCGCACTTGTTAGTGCCGTTGTGATCCCCGGTAGAATGAATGAACCAACAACCGCCGCTATGGCCATCGGATCGCCGGACATCAGACCTTGGGTCGTGCCTTGGACTGTATTAACGACGAAACCAGCGACATTTTTGATAACCTTCGTGACGCTCTTAAATGCCTTTGAAATGAATGACCCGAAGCCAAACCCCGGTAGCCCACTGTCTGTATCGACCGCGCCCCGACTGTTGGCGTTCAAGGTCCCAAAAAAGCCAGCACCGTATTTTCTAACACTGGCAGCGTTGATGACAAATTCACCGGGGGACAACATGGCCGGGATATTGTCGCTACGGTCACCACCCGGGCCGCTGATGTAGCCACCCGATGCGCCAAAGACAAACGACGAAATCTTCTTACCTATACTGCCGCCCACGGTCTCCAATGCACCCTGAGCAAAACTTCCCGCTACGGAGACGATGCCCTTGGCGGCGAGGTCCGCTAGGCCGCGTTTGACCGCATCGCCAAAATTCTTGAACGACGTTTCGCCGCTAAGGAAGAAATCGGACAGGGTCCGTTCCAAAGAATTGAACGCCGTTGTGACAAAATTCTTGGTGTTGGTAGCGCTATCATTAACCCCATCGAAATAATCCTTGGCACCCTGAATGGCTCCCTGGCCGAAGGTGTTATCAACGACGTCGGATAACTTTGAAATTCTTTCGCTGGCTTCGTCAGCGCTATTGCTGCCGAACAGGAACATCTCACCGGTATTTTCGGCCTCTTCGGCTAAGTCCTCAAAACTCCCCTTCGTGAAGCCCAGAACTCGGTCCAATGTCAGGTTAGCCGTCTCAAGCAACTTAGTGATGCCGAGCATTTGGCTAAGGTCTTGGGTCGACTCCAATACCGATTTTCGGAATTTCTCGCTGGCCCCATAGGCAATACCAAAGGCCCCGCCAAGGGCAATAATCGCTAGGCCAACTTTGCTGGTGAGGGAGCGCATTAAGACTAGGGCAATGTTGGAGGTCACTAAAATCTTAACAAGTTTGAAAATCGAAAAGGCGACACTGGCAATGCGCCTAATTATGACAGCGCCAAAAACGATCATGAACCCTTTGCCAATTTGCTCAAGGTTTCGCCCGACGAATTTTATAGCGCGTTCAGCGAGTTTCAGCGCCTTCACCAGGCCCCGGCCAATGGCCCGTGTTGCGCTTCTATTGCGACTGATGAACTTCGTGAAATCGCGGGTGACGCGGTTGATCTCTTTGTTAAGTCCCTGCTTGCCGATGGCATAAGCAGCGGCATCGACAGCGTCGCCAAAATTCGAGAACGCGCCTGATAGGGTTTTGGCCTGACGCTCAGTTGCACCGGCAAACCCAGTTTTCGCAATACCGGTCAGTGCCTTGATAATTGAGGCACTGTCGTTTTCGATCTTCTGTGTCGCGCCACCAAAGGCGAGGACGACCTTATCTTTTTCTTTCCCTGCCTTGATGCCAAATTCTTTTAGGCGCTCGAACTCGCCCACCGCCGCATCAGCTACAGCTTCTGCAAACTGCGAGAATGACTTACCGCTACCCGACGCTATGTCGCCAAAGGCCCTTAGCTCATCGACCGTCGGCTTGATGCCCCGCGCAATCAGGATGTTGAAGCTACTGGTAACCTCCTGAACACTGAACGGTGTCTTCGAAGCAAACCCCTGGAGAATTTCGAACGCCCGTGCGCCATTCTTGGCCGATCCAGTGAAGGTCGTCAGCGATGCCTGAAGCTGCTGGAAGTTTTTGTTGGTCTCGATCAGGCGACGACCAAGGACACCAGCCCCGAAGATTGCGGCCAGGGGAGCTAGGACGCGGGTTAAGCGGGAGACCGCACCTTGGG